GCATCGTACCCATGCTCCCACAGGTTCAGCACGGCGGTTTCCAGAATAGCCTGCGTGATGCCGTTGCCAGTCCCGATGTGATCGTGCGTGTACAGGAACGTGCCGCCGCGCTCGGGATAGGCAATCGGGACATAGGAACTGTCCGCCGTGCCGCCGTCGGCCAGAGGCATAGAGCGTCCAGTACCAACCGAGTCATAGGTCTCCTTGAACAGGCGCGTAAGCACCCTTTGCTGCCAGATGTCTTTGAGGTCTTTCATCGCGTCAGCAATGTCGGCGTCAATCTGACGACGCCGCGCGCGCCGCAGCATGTCCCACGTCCAGCCCAGGCCCCGGTCATAGCTGATCAGGGGCAGCATGTGGCCGGTCGTGGCCCCGCGCTTCTGGTCGGGCCGCCCGTACTCAGTATGCACCTGGAACCCGTTAGATGTCCCGGTCGCATACTCGACGGCAACCTCATCCGTCACAGAGACAAGAGACGCGATGAGAGGATCGGCCAGCAATTCAGCATTCTGAATCGCCAGCGCGCGCCCAATGTCGGCCACCAGGCCCTCGTAGTTCGTGCCGTCGGCCAACTGCCACTTGCGCAGTTCGGAGGCATCCCAGTAGGTCGGGAGCGCCCACTGCTTGAGATCGTTCCATCCAGTAGCCATGTTGTTTTACCTCCGCCTATGCCGAAACGATCAGCATGGGATTGACAAGCAGCGTAGTCGTGTTGACGCCAATGCCCACGCGGCATACCTTGGTGCCCACGGCATCAGCCAGCACGCCAGCATCGTCGTCCACGTACACGGCGGTATTGGCCGCCAGGTTGGTCGCAAAGCCCGTAACCTTGCCGAACAGCACCACGTCTACCTCGTCGCCAGCGGCGAAAGACACCGCGCCGTTCGAGTTGGAGACCACCAGGCCAATGCAGGCCGCCGTGGTCAGGGCGGAGCCGTCGGTCAGGCTCACGGTGTTGTTGCCGGAAACGTAAACGGGCTGGCCGGGCGTGATAGTCTCGCCGGCGGTAAAGCGCCCGATGATGCAATGTCCAACAGGTCGGACGCTTGCAGCAGTGATCGTAAGATCAGCCATTTCTATGGCCTCCTATTTGATTCTGAATCTACTTTTCAGTTCTTCGTCTTTGGCCTTGGGGTCTGGCGTTGCCGCCGGGCCTCGGCCATCGGATGCATTGATCGACGGTGCTTGCGGTGCTGGCTTTGCCAGTTGCGGCCACTTTGCCAGCAGCGCCTTCAGTTGCTTTTCCGGGTCGCTGGGTACGCCGTCTACAAACTCCAGCGTCTCGGGATCGAGCAGCTTGCTTGCCAACTCGGGGTCAAGCCCCAGCCGCATAGCCGCTTTTTCGACTGCTCGGCCTACGCGCTCCAGCTTGAGCGCGGCTTCCGTTGCCGCCGTCTGCGCCTTCAGCGTCTCTAGCGCTTTCGTCGCGCGTTCGAGGTCGCCCATCTTGGCCTGCTCGGCTGCTGCCTGGGCGTCCTCTAGTTGCTTGAGCTTTGTGCGGTAGCTGGCCGCCTCGGAGCGCAGCTTGCTCACATATTCACGGTCGAATACCTCCGGCTCGGGAGGGGTTGTCGTCGTCGTCGGTGCCTGCGCCGTGGTTGCCGGCGTACCAGCCGCCGGTATCGTGGTGCCCTCCGGGGGCGTTGTATCAGTCATGGTACTCCTTATGGCCCTCTAGGCCACTAACTCTGATAGCGTTGCAACTCGTGGGCTGTCGCCCCACGTATCGCTGTGCGCCGTCTTGCGCATGTCTGCCAGCGCAAACTTCCCTTCTTTCCAGGCCCCGTACTTCTCGGCTCCCATCATGCGCTCCTGGGTGGCCGCGTCGAGGGTGTTGAACCATTCCGGGCCTGTCTGCCACTGCACTTCGGGGCCTACCATCAGGATAGGCACAACGGAGCATCTTCCGTTTGGGTGGTCGCTCAATTCCTGATCGACACGAAACACCTCGCCGTCACTCACCAAACAGGCCATACATGGGCGATTTTTGCTCACCAGGCGCTTGAATCCCTGCACGATTCCGCTCTCCCGATACTGAGCCGTGGACGCCGTTCTGAACGCTCGTAGCTGCTCCGTGCGCGCAATGACCAGCACGCGGTCAAGCCCCTGGCCCAACCCCTTCGCCATTAGCGCCGCCGTCTTACGCGGGTTGATACCGCGCGCGGTGGACTCAATCAACTGGCGAATCATGCCGTCCATTGCGTCCGGGTAGGCCAGCGCCAGCAACTTGCGCAAAGGCGCGCCGTCGCCGGTAAAGCCTACCATATTCATAATCGCCCCCAGTGGCAGGCGGTTGAACGAAACCCCGATAGCCGACACACTCAGCGCTTGCCAAGCGGCCTCAATGCCCAACTGCAAATACTGCTCTTGCATCCGGGCAATCAGCGGCCCGGCATAGTCGCGCGTGTAGCGCTGTAGCTCGACGCGGGCCTGCGCTTGCAACACCTTGTAACGATCTAGCCGGTAAAGCGCGCCGGGTGTCACCGCCAGTCCCTGCGCCTTGCGCAATGCCATCTCATCGGCCAGCATTTGAATCGACGCCGCCAGGCTGCGCTCGATTTCCAGGTAGCGCACCGCCATCTCGGCCATCTGCTGGCGCTCTTGCAGCAGCAGGGCCTCTTTGAACTGGCGGAGCACCTGGACGACAAGCGGATCGGCCATTAGCCGGCTACCTCAAACACACGAATGGAATTGCGAAAGTACAGCCGTCGCCCACAATGCGGACACGTGTGCGCCATATCGGCATATGTACCCAGAATGAACTCCCACGCCGGAAACTTGGCGCCACACGCACATCTAGTCAGCGGCAAGGAATCGCCGTCATTATCATAAAAGGAAACCTCCGCGGTGATGTCTTTGTCAGGCATTGCCACTCTCCGGCATTGTCGTGCCCGGCCCGACACCGGCGTCAAAGTTGCGCCGCGCCTCATCCAGTAACGCCGCCGCCATGCTGGTCTTTGCGGCTTCCTCTCGTTGCCTGTCCGCTTCCATTGCGGCGATCTCGTCGTCTGTCCAGCCCTCGCGCCGCAGGATCGTTGCCAGAGGCAGGCCCGCGTCGATGTTGACCTTGCGCGTTGCGGCCCTGGCCGATTCCTCTGACAGTGGGTCGGCGGGCATTTCCGCTGGCAGCCACTCGCACGAGATAGGCACGTCCGCAACGGCCCCGCCGCCATACAGGTTGTACAGCTTGGCGCTCAGATAGATGACGTTCTCCCAGACGTTGCCCCACACGCGCTGCTTGCGTTCGCACTTGTGGACCAAGCCAACCTCTTGCATCTTTAGCGACTCGCCGCTGGGCATTTCGGCCCCCAGCGCTTGAAACAGGTATTGCGGCGTGCGCGTCACGCCAGCCGCCGTCTCTACCCAGTACTTGCTGGTACGAATCAGCGAGTTGGAGTCCACCGGCTCGATTGCGCCCAGCCGTGCCGCCGGGTCGCTCATGCGCACAAGCTGGCCGGGACTGATTTGCAGTGCCTTTTCCTCGCCCGTAACCGGGTCGGTGGTTTGCGACACGCCGCTGGCATACAGTAGCCGAAAGCCGGAGCTGTCCGCGCAAGCAACCAGGTCCAGGTCGCTCTTGTTCAGCATATCCTGAATGGGTAGCAGTTGCGCAATCTCGGAGCCGCCAATGTTCTCAAAGGCAAAAACCGGCAGGCCCAGCGGCTCGCCCCGCGCATCTCGCCACACAATCGGCCAGCCGGGGTCGCCGGGGTCTTGCGTCGGCTCCCACTTGGTGCCGGCCAGCCCCGCGTTGGAGTCCTTGGTGGTGATGTACTTTTCTACGCGATCCGGGAAATAATAGGTGCGCCGCACACGGCCCTTCTCGCCGGGCACGATGCTGTCAGTGATGGTCCACTGCTTCAGCGCATAGTCGGCCTTGCCGTCGTTGGAGTTGTAAAGCAGCTTGACGCCCTGAGTACCATCCCAGACGGTGTTGACCGTCCAGCGCGGGCGCTGCTCCCCAGAGTCCCAGTCCACCATCACGTAGGCCGCGCCGTCACGACAAGCCGCCTCATACACGTCGTCTTGCCCGGCATCCATGCGGTTGTCTTCCCACCAGCGCTCGGCCAAGGTTGCCGGGTTCGCGTCGTCTGGCAGCGATACCTCTTCTTTTAGCTCGAACCGCTCCACCATTAGGCGTTCAACTACCGCGTCGATGACAAGCGCACAGAGATTGTGCGCGAACAGGTGGTCGGCGTCTTTTGCTTTCAGGCCCAGGAATGCCTTTTGGCGCTCGGTGGTATACGTTGGCTGTTCGCCCGCCACATACTCGCGCAGCGTGCGCACAAAGGCCGCCTCGCCCGTCTCGGAGTCGTCTACCCAGCGCAAATAACTCAGCTTGGCCTCGGCTGTAAAATCCTGTGGCATATAGTCCCCTAATAGTCGCTGACTGTTACGCTGTGCGGATCGTTATAGAGCGCTGCAAATGCCCCGCTTCCGGCGTCCACCTGGTCGTCGTGGCCTGCCATTGGGAACGCGCAAATCTCATCCAGCCACGCCGCAATCCACGGCCCGCGCACCAGCTTGACGTTGCCCGCCTGGGCCTGCGCCAGCCAGGGCATTGCGCGCGTCACCTTGTCCTTGTGCACGCCCACCGGCGCAAACGAAAAGCCCACCAGCGCCTTTGCCATTTCAGCGGCTACGATCTTGCCAGACGAGCCGCCTTCTTGCTCCCAGTTGACAGCCACGTGCTGCCCGTCGGCCATCGCTGTCTGGCGAATGAGGCTCATGACGTTGGCCGCTGCTACGCGCTCGCGTATCACGTGCTCGACGTAGAACACGCCGTCTAGCTCGGCCCACTTTGCCCCCACTGTCCAGTCCGGGTCGTCGCTCTTGGCGCTGCGCTCGGTTGCGGCCATATCCCAGAAGCGCACGCGGCGCGCCAGTGTGGGCGCCGCCTCAACCGTCTGGAACCACTCGCGCTTTGCCAGCGCGCCCTCTTGCTGTACATCCCAGTCGCCCTCTTCGAGCTGTTTGCGCGTGATCGGGTCCAGCTTTGCCAGCGCTTCTCGATACTCGGCCTGGTCCAGGTGGGGGTTGTCGGTGAACAGCCCTCGCAATACCATGCGCTCGGGATCGCGCGCCGTGATGAACCGCGCCTTTACCCAGTCATGCCCAATGCCAGGCGGGTTGCTGGCGGAGCGCATTCGGATCGGTACGGTGCTGCCTTTGAGCCGGCGCAAGCGCGAAAACAGGTAGCGATACTGGCGTTCGCTGAACTGTGTCAGCTCGTCAAAGCCCACCATCTGCAGCTCCGCGCCCTGATAGCGCGATTCGTCGCCTTCGTGCTCCAGATACCCAAAGCTCAGCGTGGCCCCGCTCGGAAACGTCCAGGTGTGCGTGTCGCCGCTCCACTTGGCGTCTGTGCCGTCCAGCCATTCGTGTGCTCTGTCCATCAGCGCGCCAGGCAGTGCCAGGTCGGCGTAGGTGCGCCGCAAGAGCAGCGCTGCGTAGCTGGGCACTTCCACGTACTGCAATGCGGCCATCAGCAGGGCCTCGCTTTTGCCAGGGCCAGCAGCGCCACCATAGAACGCCTCTAGGTGAGGCAGCAGCAGAAACGCCGCCTGCTTTGGGAACGGCGTGTGTCGGATGTACTTATTGAGCTTCGGCGTCGCCGCTGTCTTCAGCGCTGGCAGGGATTGCACCCGCTTCAGCCAGGATGCTGAGGATGTCGGCAACTGCATTGTCTGTGAAGCCATGACGAACCTCTAAGGGAGCGCCTTCAACTCCCACTACTTCCGTTCGCTCTGTATAGCCGCGCTGCTTGCCCTTCGTCGCCAGGTGGAACCTGATCATCGGCCCGTCGCCGGCCTGCACTGCCTTGAGCAGCATCGACTCGGACAGGTCCAGCGCGCGCTCTGATTCATCGGCGTAGGCGGCGCGGGTCTCGGCCCAGCGTTGGACGTAGCGTTGAGCCGTGTGCCAGTCACAGCCGCCGAGGGCGTGGGCAATCTTTGAGACGATGCCCATGCTGCCCTTGATGGCTCCCAGCACTTGCTCTTTCGTGAAGTCAAGAGACACACCCTTACCCCTTCGGACATTCGGCAAACAGTCCC